AAACTGACAGATAAATTCAGTGAGCGCACAACCATGATTTGGATTGCTATTTGTTTTGCGGGCGTGCTTTACATTTTATATCGGGCCGAACTCGTTATAGGGTCATGGAGCAAGTGTGGATATTGGGATGGAAAAGGGACCTATGATCCTGTTGCTGCCAAGGCCAGGGCTGATGAGCGTGATCGGCGGTGGGCTGAGAAAATTCACAACAGAGAACTCCGAGGTGAGAAATGAATCCCGATGAACTTCGGAAATTGGCAGAGGAAGTTGTTCTCCGAGTTATAGGAGCGGTAGGAAAAACCTGTTTTACAATTGGTGAAGCTCCTGAGAAATGGAACCGTGCTAATGGTTATATCGAGGAAACTCTTCTCAAAGTCCGAGAGGAAACCAGGAGAGAGGCGATTATAGAATGTGCAAATAAATGTGACGTGGACTGGCCATTAGGGATGCCAGCGAATGCTATCGAATATGCGGCCTCTAGATTAATTAAAGAATCAATTCTCTCTCTTCAATCAATAGATATAGATTATTTTAAATGTGCTTGTGGAGAAACAACTTACATTTTAGAAAAAAATCCTAATCATTTTATTGGTTGTATTGTCCATAAATCCCTTCTCGAATCCGGTAAGGAGAAAGAGTGAAGATTATTCATAAATATTTTCCTTGGCAATCCTTCGACTATTTGTGCAATAAAACAATTGTTGTAACCATGGATTCAAAAGCCTCTCGTTATTGGAAGAAAGTCACCTGCAAAAGATGTCTTAAGAAGAGGAAAAAGTAAATGAGAGATTTTATCCAAAACTTACTTATTCCTTATCTCGCCGGATTTATAGTGGGATGGTGTGTTTCAAGGACATTTTTCAGATAAGGAGAAAAAGATTTAGGTCTTAACGGACCGTGGCGGTGCGGCGTGGACGGAGATCTGTAGAAGACTACCACGGCGACGAACTGACATATGCGGGTGCCGAAGCTACCAGCAAAAAAGTCAGGGATTGGCATTACGATTCCTTCGGATACAACGTAATCAAGCAGGTTCAATTCCTGCCACCGCCAGAATTTAAGGAGAAGAAAATGAGCGAACGACTAATAAGAAATAACTGCAATATGTGTGGGGGCGGCCTGGTTCAGATCCGAGGTCGTTATCCCCAAGAACCACAAAGACGAGTCTGCCCGACCTGTCTTATGGAGCGTATGGAGCAGATCCAAAACATTGCCTCATCGGGTTATGGCCAAGCGTATGCCGTTGTTGACCAAATTCAGCCGGATCTTAAATGACCAACAGCGATTCAGATAAAGCGGTAGACGGAGCGACACCGAGGCCGTGGCATCTTGGAGGTATAAGCGGACGAATGATTATCGGCTCCGATAACCTAATAATTGCCGATGTTGATCTTAAAGTTCATTCAGATCTTATTATCCAAGCCGTCAACGAGCGCGACGCCCTTCTTGCCGAGCGAGAGGAACTGAGAACCAGATTAGAAAGTACGATTAAAGGATCAGACCGAGAAAATGCGTTGCTCTACAGTAAAGTCGGACAATTAGAATCCGAGCGAGAGGAACTGAGGAAGAGGGTGGAAGAGGCCAAGGGAATCGCTGACAAGTATTCGATGATAGCAGAGAAGGCAGTATCCGATCTCAAAGACTATGGGAAACGAGCTATTGAAAACGATGCTGTGATGAGAAAGCGTTGCTATGAGGCCGAGGCAAAAGTTCAACAACTGGAATCCGACAAGAGTGAGCTTTTGGGAGCATTAAAGGATTTGAAGGTTGCAACATGGGAGGAAAAGGGCCACCAATTAATGTATCAAGGCCATCCAATCTGTAGGCGAGTAAACCAGTTGTTTGAGAAGCACACCCCCGAACAGAGTCAGGACAAATAGATGGGATGCGAACCGCTTGTCCAAGGGAATCAGGTCGTCGGGCATATTTGTTATGGCCCTAAAACCAAAGAAGTGCAATTAAGAAAACGCCATCGAATGAAATTCTGTTTCAAATGTCGGAAACATCTCCCCCATATGTTGACAGCCAGCGTTCCAATCGAGCCTTCTTACTATGAGCCGAATGTGTGGTGGAAGTGTCAGGGATGTGGACATGATTACACTACTTTCCCAGGATATTGAGGAGGAAGGAAAGCCATGAAAAGATCAAAAACAAAAACTATCGGACAGGGATGGGTCGGTCGATGGAGAGATGGCACATTGGGTTGGTTTCTACCAAACCATTGTTCGGGATATAAAAACGGTGCTGATAGATGGAACGACGATCCAATTATTAAAGATGAAAAGGTTTATTTATGTTCGATAACGATTAAGCAGAAATTTAAAAAGAACGGTTCCCCGATTACGCGAGTTGTAAAGTCATGACAATGACCAAATCTAAAGCAAAAGAAGTATTGAAAAAGATAATTGACTGGAGAAATGTCGGAGAGATTAATCCAGACGTTTCCCAAAAATGGCGAGCGAAAGGTTTCTTCGAGGGCCGAGAAGCCGGGGTCAGAGAGGCGGCTGATGTTTGTATGAAAAATCCATTTGATTGTGACGAACTTGCTAAAGCGATTTTGGATCTACTTAAGGATAAACAATGAACCTAAAAGAAGCAGAAGAAATTACAAACAGAACACGCGGTTCTTTGCGTGGTGGATTTTTTTCAAGTTCCGATAATGATTTATATTGGAAAGCAAAGGGGGTTATTGAAGGCCACGCCCAAGGCGTCGAGGAAGAGAGGGCTAAGATAAAAGTATTAATCCAAGCCTTAGAAATGGATTCTTGTCAATTTTCTAAGCTAGCTTTAGAAGCCTACAAATCAGTACAAGAGAAATAGATGTGGGAAGCAATCACAACAGTTGGCGTGGCATGGGCTTTTGCTTTCATGATTTGGGCCGCGTGTAAATATAATAATTAGATTTTGTTGCATTGAGCATCGACAATGTAACACGCCCCTCGAAAACGTTATCCGTCGGAAGAGGCGTTTAGAGGGGCAAATTTTGCTGATGTCAGTCTGGAAAGACTGCCGCCTACAACAAGTGCGCGCTTAAGTGAAGGATGCCCTGGTTTAATTCCAGGGATCGGCTCCAATTTAAAGGAGAGAGATGATTTCCACCGCCACAATAATTGCGAGTCTTTTAGGAACTCCGGCTCTAGTCATGCCGAGAACGGTGAATCCCGTATTTGCCTTGGCTCCCCACCCAGAAATGGCCCCCCTGGGGAGACCGAGGAAGATTCGCCTTAAGAGTGGAAAGTATTGGGTATGGGACGGCGAGAAGACAACTCTTGAGTCTGGGAACGCCGCCATAGCTCTTATTCTTATCCTGGCCCTCTCTCTCGGGCTCTGGATTGGAGTTATAATCTACTGCATCAAAGTAGGAAGTCCGAATGCTTTGATTAACTTGATAATCTTCTCAATCGTGATGGCGGGAATACTTTACACATGGGCGAATTGGGGAAAGAAATGATGAACCAATTAGAACAGATCCGGCAAGCCTCGAACGTGGTCCAGGCATTAGAGAATTTAATAATTCAATGTGACGAAGCAGTAATCTTTCATAGAATCAAATATTATGCTGAAGACGCTTTAACTCAAGCGGAGCAGCTACTTAGGAATTTGATTCATGGAGGATAGCTATGGAAGAACCAACGCCCCCGCCTTCTTCGTCAAAATTCTCAGAGTACAGAGACATTTTAGATTTTGCTCTCATTAGGATTGGATTTCCAGCGGTAATATTAGGTCTCGTGCTGTGGTTCCACTTTAACGATTGGAAAGATTACAAGAAAGAGATGTCTTGGAAACTGGAAAGAATTGGTAGGAATACTCGTTCGATCATGCAAAAACTCAATATTCCAATAGTCTTTGATGGGGATAACCCCGGCTCAAAGTAATGGAAATCGAGAAAACAGAAAAAGCTGTCTTGATTCTCGGTGTTGTCGTAATCATCGTTGGTGCTGTCATCGCTATTTTTGGTCCTTTAATAATCGAGGTAATCAGAAATGCCCATAATTGAAGATTGTGTTTCTTGTAAAGGCAAAGGGAAGTTTGAGATTGTAGACATGGAAGATCCCGATGTCTTCAGAATCATCCCCTGCGAAGTCTGCCACGGCACAGGAAAAGTTTCCTCTTGATCTCTCCAAGGTCAAAAAACAGTAAAAGAATTGTAAAGCCTCTCAATTATATTCTCGATGATCAGAGACCAAACTTCCAAGGATCCCTTTACTACGAATGCCGCTTTATTTTCCACGCTTGGTCTTATCTTGATCGTTACAAAACAAAATCAATGCCGCCGGCCAGAGAAAATAAACTTAGTTGTTGAAGTTCAAATCCTCGTGAAGTAGAATCCGCAAATGGACTGGTATATCATGGAAGATCCAGAATGAAAACTCCTGCTAACAAAGCAAAATCAGGCCGATTCCAACCCGGACAATCTGGGAATCCTAATGGCCGACCTAAAAATCCTTTCGGAGAATTAATTCGTAAGCAGACCAATAATGGTCAAGAGATCGTTGATAAAGTCTTGAATATTCTCCGAAACGCAGAAAAGAATGCAGATGTTATGTGGGCCGCAGAATGGCTACGCGATACTGGTTACGGGAAACCAGCCCAAGCAATCGCTCTTACTGATACCAATGGCCTCGACCTTGGATCCCTGTTATCTTTAACAGCTCAAGCACGAATCGAACGTGGCCTTGAAATCTAAAGTACCAACCGAAGAACAAATAAAGGATCCCAGATATTTCATCGAATCTCATTTCTGGATCGTCAATAAAGACCGTAAGAAAGTTCCCTTCATCTACAACCCCGTCCAGATACGCTATTACCGCGAACACACCAACGCCGATCTCATCCTCAAAGCCCGAAAAGAAGGTTTCAGCACAGAGATAGAGGCTGAATTCCTTCACGCCTGCATCTTTGGAAAGAACGAGAACTGCGTTACCATGTCAGCGACTTGGCCGGATACCGTCATCCACATGGACCGGATTAAGTATTTCCTCGATACGATGGGCTTCAAAGACTATCCATTCACTGTTGACCGCGACAAAGAAAACCAGCACGAATTATTCTTTCCTCATTCCAATTCACGGTATTGGATCGGGACCGCCGGCAGCACCACCTTTGGCCGTGGCCGCGACATCACCAAGCTACACCTATCCGAAGTCGCCCATTATTCCAATCAAGATGTTTTGACGGGCGTATTGGAAGCTTGCACACCGTCAGCGCGGAAGGTTTTGGAGACCACAGCCAATGGGGTTGGAGAAGTCTTTCATCGATTGTGGCGGGAAGCTGGCGATCCCCAAGCTGGAAGTCCGTGGAAACGCCATTTCTTTGCTTGGTTCGAGGATCCAACCAACTCAATGTCAGTCCCTTACGGCGTCACGTTTCGGATGACAGATCCAGAAGAGTGCATGAAAGCTCAATATAAACTCACAAATGAACAGGTTTATTGGTATCGAATGAAGCGAAACTCGATGACTGATAAGGCATTGATGGCCCAGGAGCATCCGGCAAATGATCAGGAAGCGTTTTTAAGCTCGGGGCGCCACGCTTTTACTTTGACCAAGATCCAAGAGAAGAAGAATCGAACGCATCCACCGCAACGAATCTGTGAGATCTACGATGATGGTAAACAGGTTTCAGTTAGGGATGAGGAAGACGGACGCTTTCAAATCTGGAAGATGCCGCGGCAGGGTCGTAGGTATCTGATCTCAGCAGACGTAAGCGAAGGCATCCCGGGTGGCGATTATTGCAGGATGGACGTTCTAGATCGATCCAGTTGGGAGCAAGTAGCGACATGGCGCGGTTATATGGATCCCGGCGATTTCGGCCGGCACCTGGTTTCGGCGGGTTATTTTTACGAGAACGCAGTGGTTGTTCCTGAATTAAATAACCACGGCTGGGGTTGTGTTGAAGCCATCAAAGGCGAGAAATATCCTCACTTGCTCAAAACCACAATCCTTTGGAAAGATGAACCAGAGAAAGAAGGATTTCCTTCAAATGAGAAAACGCGGAACATGATTATCACGGCACTCCGTAATGCCAACGACGATGATACGGTTTTCATCAATGACCACATCACTCTTGACGAGATGGAGACGTTTGTCCAAAATGAGCGATCTGGTAAATTCGAAGCCCAAAAAGGTTGTCATGATGATTGTGTTATCAGCCTCGCCATTGGAGTTTATTGCTTGAACTTTCTCACCGTTGATGAAAGCTACGGTGCGCACGTCAAGAAAAAGCATGGAAGTCCACTTCTTATTTCTAGTTTGATGAGTTCACCGAAGCCGATTGGTGGGCATCGCCGTAAAACAGGAATGTGAAAAAAATCAAACGAAAAAAGAAAATCAAATGGCTCGGTCCTATCGGTGAAACTAATCAACGAGTTCAATATCTTTCAACGACAGGCCGGATTGCCACCTTCTATAAATGCGGATGCGGTCGATGTTCTCAGGATTGGCATTTGGCGAGGATAGTTTAATGGAACCAAATTTTATAATTATTAGCCCTGCCTGGAATGATGCCATCATGAGAGGTAAATCGATTTGCCCCTGTCATGCAGATTATCGTCATAAACGCACTTGGATTGAAAAGATTCGACTATTTTTCATTCTTCTTCAGTATCGGATCAAAAGATATGTGCCTTAACCAAGACGATACTCCAATCGACGATCAAATCATTCCCATCGCTGGCCGCGTTCTTATTAAATTACCGCCTAACGAAAAGAAAGAAGTGAAAGGACTTGTTCATCTCGAGCAGGATCTTGGTTATTGTCAGGAAGGGACAGTAATTGCGGTGGGTGCCGGACGCATGGGAAAGAAAGGAAACCGGGTTCCAATTGAATGCAAGATCGGGCAGAAGGTTTACATCACCAGATTTGCAGGAATCCAGGTCATGTTCGATGGCCAGCCCTGCCTCATGTGTTTTTCTGAAGATGTGCTGGCGGTGATGAATTGACTGCGATAACCTCAATTGCATGGAGCAGGACTGACGCAGAAATTCGTGGTTTTAAGAAACCGACAGGTGGGAATGATCTTTCTTATCCCGAAATAAATTCCATGAAATTGATGCCAGTCTCAGATTTCGTTTTGGTGGCCTGGGATCTCTGTCAGGATGAGATTAAGGTTGGCAAGCATACTTTGATCAGGCCAGAAACGCACAAGAAGATGCACTACGTTGGGACTGTAATCGCTTGCGGCCCCGATGTTGATGATGTCATCCAGCCCGGACAGAGAATCGTGTTCGATCAATTCTCGAACTTCGAGAAATATTGGGATCCTGAGATTGGCCGCGTGGCCTTGGTTCAAGAATCCAAGCAAGGAAGTTTGTTCGCTATCGTTCCCAAAAGAATTAAAGTGGAAGGGAGCGAATCAGAATATAATTACGATGTTTAAAATTAAACAGGCCCTTAGTTATTCTGCTTTACAAGATGCCATCCGAATTTTTCGGAGAAGATATTCTGAGTATCCACGAATTCTTAACGTCTCCAAAGAATTAGAGTGGGTGGCAACTAAACTATCGATTGTGATGACAATGCGTATTTGTTCTCAAAATATTTTCAGATGCAATTGGGATCTCCGGATAGATCCGCAATTGGATTCAACAGATTGGTCAATCCAGAAAGGAAAAAGAATAATTTTTTCCTCACCAGAATAATTCGATGTTATAATCGGTGGGATTGATCAAAAAGATTTGGATTTTAACAATTCTCTCGGTCATTTATGGTTTCGTTTGCTTTATTAAAGAGCAAAGGAGTTGTCATGAAAAGATTTTGTCTAGTTACCGCTTTACTTCTCGCCTTTCTTTCATTACCGAAAATAGCCAAAGCAGGAGATTTGTACGCCGGAAGTGCTGGCGGACCTGATGATTACACGGTTCTCTATACCACCAACGGAGTAATTTCAACCACGACAGTTGTGGTTTCACTCAGTTCTCAGACTCTAGCCGGAACAAACATTTGGCCTCATCCTTTAAATGCCAGATCAATTATTGTCGATACGCTTCAAGTCGAAATCGATAAACTTGCGGCGACAACGGCTGGTGTAAAAATTGGGGTCGTGAGAGAAGTCAATGATTCCAGTGGAACCGTGACTTGGTTTGATACCTGCAACAGCACCATAAACGTATCCAACACAAACAACTTTCAGCTTGTTCAATATGCGAATGGTGGTTTAAATACTCGCGTAAATAATGTTGCTCAAGTCACCGGGGCAAATACAGGAACGAATCCTTGGATTTTATCCAATGATTTAAACCAAGCCAGCGCATTTTACAGCAGCAGTTCAACGGCGGCTGGACTTAGATATCCTAGCGTTATTTCTCAAACTCCCATCTATCGAATGCAGGTAGGCGATATCGTGTCGCAGATTATTACTTCGGCCGCTGCCAACATCGCTATTCAAATTCGTTATCACGTTGAGACCAATTAATGACCGATCTTGATAGAGAAAATTGCACGATTGGTTTAGATCCATTGGAAGATGTGGTTGTGATCACAATTCCAATCAGAAAATATGCTTTGGATCCGAATGATGGCAGCGCCTTGATTTACGGGAAGATGCGCGAATTACAGGCCCACGTCATGCAAATGGCGAACGAGATTCGGAGAAAGAAAGCACAGGCTGGCCTCATGAAAGTCAATGGCCAATTGCCACCGAATCTCAAAGTCAATTGATGTGGAAACGGGTAATGCAATCATGGGAAGAATTTCAGGCTCGATTTAAGAAGAAAGAGAAACCTGGACTCGAAGTTAAATTTAGGAAAGGGGAACACATTCCGTGGAAAAATATCTGGTTTCGCGTAACGAAAGTGGAAAAGGACAAACTGGAATTAACCCCAACTTCAGCCACAGCAGGATTCTACAAAAGGAGGGATGGCCAATAATGAGTCGCAATGATGTAGCTTGATTCCCTCCGATTCCTCTACCTGCGTTCGTGCCGGCACTCTCGAATCTCACCAGCCAATTCCATTTCATAAAATTATTTCACATTGGATTACAATTAAAGGAGGCGCACCATGCCTGTAGGAAAAATTATCCCATTCAGCCCAGGGGAATACCCAGAATTAAATGATTTGCCAGAAGGAACAAAAGTTTCTTTTGACGGCGAAGCCACGATTGTGAAGACTGAAGGATCAGAAGAAGGTGGAGAAGGCGAAGGTTCAATGGGTCTTCAGATTGACAATATCGACCTCAATCCCGAAGGCGAAGCTGATCGCAATCTCAAGCAAATGACTCAAAACGATTACTCGAATAAGTCGGGTGCAACCGAGATGAAAGGCGGATTCTGAGTCGCGTAAATGCCTTGGACATCAGATAAACAAAGAAAATGGGGTAACAGTCCCGCTGGGATCGCGGCATTAGGCCAAGCGAAAGTGGATGAGTTTAATGCTGCTTCAAAGGGTCTCAAGCTCCCCACAAAAATCGATAAGCCAAAGAATGTAGTCCGGCACCAATCTAAATATCAGGGAACACCTTATGTTGTTCCCGCGAATGTGAGGTGAGTTATGGCAAATCAGAGGTGGATCCAAGGCGCAATCAAGCACTCTGGGGCTTTGCATAAGGAATTGGGAGTTCCGGCTGGTAAAAAGATTCCAGCCAAAACACTTAACGCCGCCGCCAAGAAAGGTGGAACGCTGGGGCGCCGCGCCAGACTCGCTAAAACTCTGGAAGGATTCAGTCACAAAGGATCCCATCACATCACGCCAGCGAGGATGAGCTAATGAAAGCTTCAGATATTGCGCTCTTCAAGGAATTGCTGAATCGGGGTGGTGCAGACCAAATGAGCCAAGACGCTCTCGCTTATTTCTATCCTGATTTACCGCAGAAATATGATCTTCGACTTGGGGCGCCGGATCCAGGCGAAACCGATGGGCCGGCGGACAATGGACCTTATCCAACCTCGCCAGTAGAAAATACGATTCTTGATTCTCTTCGTAGAAAATTTATTCAGGCCAACAAAAAACATGAACGGCGATGATTTACACCGGGAGAAAATGATTCAATTCCTGAGAACTCTCATGACATTTGGTGGCCCAAAAGACGCACCCACTGATGTCGATGCTTCTTTCATGCCGAACAGTCCCTTGGAAATGGGTTACAGCGCCAGGTTCGGTGGCAGCCCCGATTCTCAAGATCAACCGGATCTTGGGCAAGAGTTACGGGCCAAACAATTGAGGAAGAAGTTTCTGATGAGGCAATTTTCTAAATGAAAAAGTTTCTTCTGACAGCCTTATTGGTTTCCGTCTCTATCCCAAATTCTTCACTCACCCCAGGCAAGATCAACCCCAATCTCACCAAGAAAGTAATTTGTGCCAAGGAATTTTCAACCGAGAACTATCGAACGGTTAAGGATTCGCAAAAGAAAAAGATTTATTCTGAATACGGGATTCCCTACAAAGACCACTCTCTTTATGAAGTCGATCACTTAATCAGCCTGGAATTGGGCGGTTCAAATGATAATGTGAATCTTTGGCCACAACCGTATCCAGAAGCGAGGTGGAAGGACACGATAGAGAACTATCTCCACAGAGCCGTGTGCAAAGACGAGATGAATTTGAAAGAAGCGCAACGCGCAGTCGTTAGTGATTGGTACAAAATTTACCAAGGTAGAAAAAACAAATGAACGAACTCGATATAGTTGCCGATACCGCTGAAGCAAAGATTTCCAAATCCCCCGTGTCTTTAGCCGATCAGTCGCGGCAGAAACTTGGGGAATTGCTTGATCTCAATGATGAGCAAAAGAGCAGGATCAAAACCTTCCTAAAAGAACAGATCAAGAATTGGCTTACAGATACCGCCGATCTTCACCGCCGGCTTCAGGATGATAATGATTTGGTTGAAGGAATCATCATGGAGACGGATTTCCCATGGGTGGATTGCTGCAATATCCATTCTCCGATCACTGAAATATACATGGACGGTTACGGATCCATTATCAAACGTTCAGTTTTAGGGGCTGGCAATATCTGGGTCGCTGAGGCTGAAGTGGATGAATTGATGGACATGACAGCCGATATCGAAGAAATGATGAATTTTAAGGCCAGGAACGAATGGAATATTGAACACGGAATCAGGAATGTGATCTGGCCCACGGATCGGGATGGGCTTGGTGTTATCCAATGTCCCTATGTCGAGGAATATGAACGGTCAGACGACATCGTGTTGTTGACCAACGAACAAGATTTCCTAAATGAATTTCCAAGTCCTGAAGATGCGGGGATTTCCGAAGAGGAATGGTTTAACCTCGCCGAACTCTCTAAGCAAGCCTCTGATGAATTCCCCGTTGAAGTTCCGATCACTGCCGATAAACAAACCTATGCTGGCCCCAAAGCTGAAATTGTAGAAGCGGTTGATTTCGTTACCTTCCCCGCCTGGGTTGCAGACATCAAAACCAAATCTTGTCGTGGTTACGGGAAACGGTTTACTGCTCACATTGAAGAGATTCGTGAAAAAGCAGAGAACAAAGTCTTTTATAAGGACGTGGCAAAAAGCGTCATCAATGGAAATGCAGTCGCTAAAGCCAGTTCCTATATCCAAGCCAAGGATGAAATCGTTGGAATTAAACGCACCACGAACAAAGACGAACGCGATCTCTATGAATTGGTGATCAAAGGCAGACTTGATGAAGGTGGAGAGATTAAAAAGTTACTCGTCACCTATTCCTATGAAGATGATCAGTTATTGGGTTGCATGGATTATATTTATCGCGTTGATTTTTACGCTCTCTTCAGGATCGATGAAAGGCCAAACCAACTCTTCGGTAAGAATATTCCCGCCAAAACCAGAGATCTTAACGATCTCTCAGATACACTCATCAACCAAGAAGTGAACACACGGACCATTTCCACTGTCCCAATATTCATGGGGCAGAAAGACATGAAGGAAGAGTTGGACCCTGAACTTCAGCAGAATAAGATTAAACCGGGGATGATTATTTGGTTATCGAATTTCGATTCCTTCACTCAATTCAAGATTCAACCCACGGATCTCGGTGAAAACGCGAATCTTCAGGAACGGTTGATGAGGATCTTGGATATGTATTTGGGGATGCCGGCTTCTCTCTTTGCCGGTGGCGTTCCCAGCGGAGACCCATCCGCACCTGGGAACAAAACCGCATCCTTAATTAATCAAGGCAATCTGAGGATGGAAGATCCAATTTCTACGTTCAGATATGGCGTCGAGGAATTGGGGAATATCTGCCTCTCCCATATGTATCAATTCGGACCCCCTATCATTCAATTTAAGACAACCAATGATGATGGAACCCAGATCAAGACCATCCACAAAAAGTTCTTGCGTAAAAACATCAAACTCAAAATGAATGGGATCACGGTTTTAGATAATCCGGATGCGGAGATGCAGAAACAATTCCAGCTTTACACTGTCCTCATGACCAATCCTGAATTCGCTCAGAATCCGCAGGCTCAAAACGAGGTATTGAAAGATGCCTTAGTTAAAGGGCGCGTGAATGGGCGGGATCGATATCTGCCTTCGCCGGAAGAAATCCAACAGCAGCAAGTTGATACGCAAAAGAAAGCCATGCTTCAAATTGCCGCCCAAAAACAAGCGCAAGATCAACAGGCACAGGAAGAGCAAGTGAAGACCAATCTTGCTAAGATCAAACAAGCTATGACGATCAAAAAAACTGCGCAAGATCTAGCTGAAAACAATCTCGATCTTGCCCCTACAAATGGAGCGGCACCTGTATGATCAGAAATGATAATGGAAAGTGGGTCAAACCAAATCCTGAGATTATCGACAAATTGGAACGAAACAATATCTCGCTCAGGCTCGCCATTAATAGAGCCGAAATCCTTTCCCAACTCAAAAACCATCCTGCATGGACCACCATCCAAGAGATTTTAGAAGAGAAGGTTAAATCTCTTGATAATCAACTCAAGAAATTCTCAGAACTAGACACAAGGAAAGTCGAAGCATTGCTTCAACAGAAGCTAGATTTCCAGTTCATGCTCACTATTGTCGATGATTTTGCCGATAGTGTTCCTGGTTTTGAAAGCGCGATAGCGAGAAACGAGAAAGAACTTGAATCCAGAAAACAGCCAACGGGAGCTTAATGCTTCCAGCGAATCACGCTGCCGGAATTGCAACAAGCTATTGAGTAAACCCATATTCAGGATTTCATGCGTTTCAATAACGACGGAACAATTTCATACGTTTCTGAAGGGTGTGCAGATAAATTATGGCGCTCAAACGAAATGCCGGCGGTGCCGAAGTATTTCAGAGACGACTATCAAAATTTAAGAAGTTGAAGTAAACTTAATCATATTCGAGGCATTTTTCCAGGCCCACGATTCGCCCAAGCCTTATGGTGGCGAGCCGTGGGTTTTTTTTATGGCCGGACAAATCTGAGTCAAGGAGAATCAAATGGAAGATATGGAACGCGGTGAACGAGGCGGAGTCGTCCTCGATGGTGGAGAAGGAACTGAGGAAAAGGGGGCTATCGATGCCGCTATTGATCAGACCAATAAGGAAGCTAACGAAATTGTCGATGAGTCGGGCGGAGCAACCGATCTTAACGCCGGAACAGAAGTATCTGAAGATGGAAAAGATGCTGGCGAAACAGAAGGTGAGGTTGTTGAAGGCAGCGAAAGCCCAGGGACGAAAGTCAATCCTGAGTTAGCGGCTTTCAAAGAAGAGATCAAGGCTGAGCTTGCAAAGCTGGCACCGGTCGCACCTGCGGCTGAAGTCAAACCTCTGACCGAAGAACAATGGGGAAAACTCGAAGAAGATTGGGGTCAACCTCGCCAGACAATCCAACGCATCACCAACCAAAATGTTCAGGTTGTACGGAAACTCACCGAATACATCGATTCCAGATTCGCCAAGCTTGAAGTGGGCGATACCATTCAGGCGGTATCAAAAGAAGCTCTCTACACTGATGCTCCCCGGTATCAAAAAGAGATAAGAGAATTTATTCAAGACTACGATCCCAAGCATTGGTCGAATCCAGAACTCATCAAAAGAGCCGTTATTTATGCGCGTGGTCTCAATGCGAATGCGAATTTACAGAAGGTTCGAACTGATACCGAAAAGAACAAAAAGATTGCTGGACCAGCTCGACCATCAAGCCCAAGTGGTGGTATAAAAAGAACGACGATGCCGGCATTAAACGGTGCGCATAGAGAGGCCGCAAACTTAATGGGATCTGAAGGCGAATACAATAAATTCCGTACTCGTCCGAGTCGGCAAATTGAGTAGATCTTTAAGAGGAAAAGGCCCTGCGTTTGGGATGACAGTTTATCCCAGCCCTTCAGCAAGGAAAGAGGGGCAGATCGGATACACGCCATTTCTCAGATGTATTCAGTGCGGGATGCCGAATGACACCAGGAAAACTCCCTGGTCAAATGTCGGGGAAGGGTTTGGGGATCCAATAGATATCACGGTGTCGCGGGCGCCAGGACAGAATACGGGGACAGTGAATACCAAAGATCATCCGGTTCAATCAGGATGTAGGTTTTGCGGGTCAATGAAATGGAGAGAGAATAAAGTGAAACCTCTTCAAGACGGAAACAACAGACCATCATCAGATTACTATAGACAAATCGGGAGGCGTTAAAAATGCTCGTATCAAAGAGTTTTTTAGTCACAGGAAATACTTACAACAGAAACGGCAAACAGGAAAAGGATATCGCTGCAAATGTGGATAAGGCGATCAACGATTTTTTGAAATCAATAGACGGCAAAGGAAAACTGGTTGAACTGAGACCCAATGTTCAAATCGGCCCCATGCAAGACACGGCTTTTATCACAGTCATTGTTGATGTTGATGGGCGCGTGAATTTGGATAAGCCCATTACGCCGCCACCGACTTCTACAGTTTTAAAGAAGTAAAGCCAGATGGACCGTTATCCCAGCTTGGAACGGGAAACGAGATGAAAGGAGAATTACAATGCGCGTAGTCAAATACGGAAACGATCTCACAACCAAACTTCCTGTTTCAGGTGGAAGTTCAGCGATGGTAGCAGGAGCTTTGCTGAAACCTGGGCCGACCCCGGGAACGAACAACGGTTTTCTGGTTTTGGGAGCAGGAAATAGTACGGCCAGCCCTGATGCCATTGGCATTCTTCGCCAAGCCCATGCTGCGGCTGATGACACAACGCTCACGGGAACAGTATTTACGGTTAAACCCGTTCAATTGATTGTCCCGGGCCGGATTCTGAGGCTTCAATACGATCCCTCAACCGTGATCAGCGCAACACAGGCTGTGACAACCACAACCATCACCCTGACAAACCTCGAAGACGATATCGATGGTTCGTTTTTGTATGTGTCTGCGGGGCTTGGTGCCGGCCAAACGAATTATCTCACGGCTTCTGCCTCTGGTTCGGCCACACTCAAGGCGGCTTTCGCAACCAGTCTCGACACGACTTCAAGACTCATCAAAATCCTCAACCGTTTCCATCCTCTCGTGGGATTGAGCGCGGACGGGACCAAGCTTGGAAGCTACGATGTCGTGGGTGTGCATACGGTTATGATCATCGATACCTTCATCGTCAGAAATGGTGATGAAGTTCAGATGGATCCGACCAAACACGCGGCCCTGACCGGACTCAATGCGCTTCGCAGCATTTCGTTTGAAGCGGACGTGATGTGGCGGAACACAACCCCATATTCGATTGACTAATTGACTCAAATTTAAATGCAACGTAGGGCCTTCGAGTCCCAAGGACATTTGTCCTAAGCCTAAAGGAGGCCATCAATGATTACTACTGGGAACTGGCAAGACGCTCTTGAGCCGATTGCCATAAAGAATGCAGCTCTCGGATTTCGAGAAAAACCGATGGAAAGGGATCTTCTTTTCACGGTTAAAAAGTCAAAGAAGTTGGTTGAGACTTATTTGGAGCTTGGAGACATCGGAGCCTTCGGATCTTTTAGCGGAGATCTGGCTTATGACGATTCCGCTCAGGGCTACAAAATGACGATCACTCAAGATGAACTTGCCAAAGGCATGAAGATTCAGCGCAAGTTCGTGGAGACGGATCAGATCGATGTCGTGGAAGGACTTCCCAAACTCATTGGTTTGGCAGCTCGCCGGAAGATGTTGCGCGATACCTTTGCCTTCCTCAACAACGCCTTCAATACAGCCATGACAACGATTGATGGTTTGCAATTGTGCAGTACCGCCCATACCTCAAATCAGGATGGGGTCTCGACAACGCAATCAAATCGTGGAACCACGGCTTTCTCCGAGCCAGCCGTTGAAGCTCGGCGCCAAGCCATGAAAGCGTTCATGAGCAACCGCGATCAGCTCATCGAAGTCAACCCGGATATGCTCATCGTTCCTCGTGGCCTCGAATCAGCGGCTTACGAACTCATCAAATCCAGTGGAAAAGTGAATACCGCGAACAACAACCGCAACTTCCACATGGGTAAATATAAGCTCTTGGTTTCGGATATTCTCGACGATGCCAACAACTTCTTCCTCGCGGATTCCGAACTCTTGAAGCAATCGAATAAGTGGAACAACGTGGTACCGTTTGAATTCGGCCAGGCTCGAGATTTCGATGGTCTTAACGCGAAATACTACGGCTATATGTTCTACGGTTTCGGAACCACGGAATGGCGTGGAATTGACGGATCCGAAGTCGCCTAAAAAATTCAAAAAAAGGAGAGTGCCAACATGAGTGCCTCTTACAGCAGACAGGATCGGGTTTTATCGGTTCGAGAACGAGAGAAGTTTCGTAATGAGATCAAGGATAAAGAGAGAGCCTTGCAGGGACATTTGGTGATCCCGAAAATGAATGGGACAGGGCCGGAAGGGATGTCGATTCGGAGGCAGGGACGCTGGAACGGTTTCATGGATCCCAATATTCAGGAAGATGCGGGAATGTTAAATGCTCAGATCCGACATCTTAAAAGGAAGCTTGATTCTGGATCTCCGCGAAGTCTTTCTCGAAAAGAGCGAAGTGTTCTTGAAAAAGAAGTGGCTGAAGATCGGGAGTTTTTCAAAAAGAATATGGTTTCAACGAAGCTCTACAATCAGCCATCAGTTTTTCATCGTGGGGATAGAATCGAACAGAATCCTCAATTCGGGAAGGCAACGAAAGCTGTTTATGACAAAGAGGTTGCAAACATCGAGTTTCAAAAACGAGCGAATCGATTCAAGAACAACATGAGAGAACTTGATCCTGAAAACCCGGATGCGTCAAACATTGAGAAATTTAGACCGAAGAAATAGGAGAACTTACATGAAAAAGAAATATTTAATTTTGGTTGGGCTATTGATGGGCCTTTCCATTCCTGGAATAGCGGCAGTCGTTGAACCCGCTAACACCACGAATTTCAATCGCATCATGCTTGACGAAAACAAGATCTACAATTCCAGTGGATCCCTCGTATTCGATATTGGTTTTGGAACGAGTGTTCTCAATAATTCCCTTGCTTTTGGAGATAACAACAACGTCGCTTCTGTGACGCTGCCCTCCACGACAACGGCGAGTTCTTTCAGCGTCAAGGTTCCATTCTTTAATGGATCTGGGGCGGCAACAGCCGTGGGTCAGGTGATATTGTCATCTTCGACGGCGGCTCTTACAGGTGGAAATGCCTACGGGACTTCGGCTGCGGTTTTGGCTACCACAACCGTCCTTGGAATCTCAGATGGAGTTTATGCCGCTGGTGCTAAGGGTTGGATGACCATCGCCGGATATTGTGCTGTTTTAACTACTGGCACAGTCAACGCTGGTGATATCTTGGTTTCAACGGCTGGAAGCGCGGGATCAGGTGCGGCTGGTTATGCTGGCGTGACCACGGGAACAGAAGTTGTTGGTACAAAAATTGGGAAAGCGCTTTTGCCTGGAACAGCGGCTGGCGGCTTAACCATGACTTTAATCGCTCCGTAATCATGTGCCTAACAAATTATGAAACGATTCATTTTCATATTAGGTGTTCTGTCCCTATGCGCTAGAGCCAGTTTCAGTTTAACTTTGGCCGAGGCTCGCACAGAAGTTCGTAGGCTCGTTAAAGATACGGCCACTTCTTCCACGCTTCAACGATATTCGGATACTGTTCTCCTCAGTTTTCTGAATCAATCGCAGCGGGAAGTCGTTACTGGATCTTTGGCACTTGAAAGCACGACCTTCTACGTTCTCAGTGCCGGGACAACGTATTATTCCCTGCCCACCGATGTCATCAACGTCAAATTCGTTAAATTCAGGGATTCGGCAGCGCATACCCGCAAGCTCCAACAGGTCAGTTACAAAGCGACATTGGAAGGGAATCCCGATTACGAAAGATTGACGGGGCCTCCCTTTCAATATTTCGTTCGTCCCTCAACCACAGCAACGACATCTGATATTACCTACCTTCCCATCCCCACCACGTCTTCGACAGGTACAGTCACGATCACTTATTTCAAACAAGCGACGGCTTTGGCTTCAGACAGCGATGTGCTTTTGGATGGAGATGTGACCTTACTTCCCTATCATGAAACCGTTGTATTCGGAACCGTCGCTAAAATTAAGTTGATAGAAGGCGATCCCTCTGCCGCAACTTATATTCAGCTTCAGCAATCGGGACTTCAGGCCATGAATTCAAGGCTCGGGGAAATGCCCGATTACAATCCTGGTATGTCTGGTGGGAGTCCTGCTGTTAGTGCGGGGACTTCTCGGTGAAAAAGCTTTTACCTTTCCTTCTATTATTCTTCGCAGGTCCCGTTAAAGCCCAGACTCTTGCGATCAATCAATTCGGCGGCATCAACACCGACGATTCCCCACTCACCCTTGAAAACGGGCAGTCCCCAGATAGTAGGAATTTACTCACTGACGATGGGCCAGGTGTTCAAGGTCGAAAAGGATTCGTTCGTTATTCCACGGAACCATCTTCTGGTCTTTGGGAATTCCCACTTTCAAATGGAACTCGATATTTAATTTCAAGTTCAGGCGGAAATCTTAAAGCCACAACCGACGGAACGTTTTCAACATTCATTGCCACTGTTCCTACAGATCGAGTCACCGCCGCCGCCGTTCTTGGAGACAAGTTTTTCTTTTCCGATACCTTGAACGGGCTTAGATATTGGAATGGGGCCAGCGTCACTTCCTCATCCAATACCATGACCTTCGACAAATTGGTGACGTTCAAGGGCCGATTGGTGGGCGCTGGAAAATCTGGGAGTGAGCGCATTCTTTTCCTGTCAAAGTATTTGGATGGAACGAATTGGACTTTGGTTACAAATCCATCCGATGATGACCCCTCCCAAATCACTGTATCAGGCTCACTGGATGAAACGATTCAAGCCCTTTATTCCACGTTTCAGGATAAGCTCATCTATTTCAAAAAGAATAGTTTCGGGGGTTTAAGTGGAAGCCGGCGCAGTAATTTTGCTCTTCGTGTTTATTCTGATTCTATTGGAGTTTCATCGGTAGAAACAATCAGGGATTGCGATGGGAGGCTGCGTTGGCTTGGGAATAATCGGAAGGTTTATCAATTCGATGGTGCCACTTTCGGGATTATCTCGGAAGATATCGACAACATCTTCGCCAATGTTTCTCAGGGAGACGCAAATTCGAGATCCATTACCTTAACCACGGATTCAGATTTCGCACCCGGCACGTTTTCACCCACTGATTATATTTCCACTTCAGTTATTTCTGGATCCGTGGCCCTGGCGACTTCACCTGCAACGATTTTCGTTGACAGTATTTCCACGGATTTCGCGGCTGGAACTCTCACCAATTTATCGACCACGGTAATTAATGGATCCCTTGTTTTGTCCACCTTCACCAGCTCTGGATTCACAAATCTCGTCATCACCGATACAGGTTCACTCCCCGCCCCCAATAACGATATTTTTCTGGCCCAAAGTTTTACGACACCATCCACTTACACGAAAATAAATACGGCTACTTTTTTCCTTCAATCAACTGATGGGGGTGGATGCAGTCCCGTTGTTAGTCTTTATACTTTTAATGCCGATATTAATTTGGGAACACTTTTAGCAACCGGAAGCATAATAAATTTATTTGGTACACCAGGAAGCCGAACTTCGACATTTTCGAGTTCCCCTATTTTATCCCCCAGCACAAAATACGTTTTAAGAATAGCGTCGTGCGCATCACCAAACTATGGGCGAATTGCTTACAAAGATCCGGGGACATATGCGGGTGGGGATTTCGGTAATTCTGGGGGTGCATTTGGTTCCGGCGATTCCTCGATGACGGTAACATACACAGCCGCAGCCGTGTCTCGAACCAGTGGATCCATTGTTTCTCAGACATTCGATGTTGGAATCACGACGAATTCGTATATGTGGAAGTGGGGTAATTTAACTGCGAACGGAACCATTCCCACGGGCAGTTCGATTACTTATCAAACACAAACCTCATCCGATGCCACGCATTGGGCGGCCTCTGTTGCAGCTTCGACTGGATCCACTCCTACGTCTACGGTCCAACGCTATATTCGATACATAGCCACCTTTACCGCATCCGATCAAACCGTGACACCGCAATTGGATGATGTCACGGTTCAGACCACGGATAAACGAAGACCGGCTGGGTTCTATATTTCGCCGGCAATAGATTTCGGATTGAGCGTGAGTTCAGTGGGAACATTCGCTCCCACTTCGCAGACGCTTGGCGGATCCATTACTTATCAATTCCAAACTTCAACGAATTCAAGCACGTCTCTTTTTCTTTCTACGGCATGGGTGACGGTTCTCCCGGGCGCACTCCCGGTTGTCCCAGCATTCCGATACGCTGCTGTTCGATCAAGTTTTTCGGCAACATCAGGAACAGAAACGCTGTCACTGGATGTTCTCCAATTTAATTTCACGGAAGGATCCAATATCCGCGCCTCATCTTCCTACATCAACAGCAGGTATTGGCTCGGACTCGCCATTTCCTCTACGTCCAATAACGGTATCCTCGTTTACGACAAACAAAATCAATGGCAACGCTATGATGCCTATGTCCCGGAAGCGATGACCATTTACAATTCGAGGATGTATGTGGGTAACACGAACGGGGTTTTCTTAAGTGAGTCCGGTTATTCTGATAATGGGACACCAATCACAGGCTATTACACCACCAAAACCTTGACGCCGGCGGGCTACGATTATTTTGGTCAGTACGATCATCTTTATCTCACCACGGATAATAGCGATGATGTCCTAACTCCAACATTCCAGATCAATAACAATGCCACGGACAATTCTTTCGGAGCCACGGCGATGAATGGAAGTCTGGGGATTCAGAATTTGAAGTACCCATTTTCTATGGCAGAAGTTCAACAAGGAAAATTTATCAACATGAAATGGAGCGTGACAGGTTCGAGCTTTTGGCGAATTCTACAAGGCGATCTCTATTTCTTACCCAGCGCGACACCGGATTAAAGGAGACTATTATGAGTCGGTTATCGAAAGCAGCAAAAAAAGGTTTCACGCCTTTGACTGGTCTCACAGGCGGATTGAATGCTTTGACTGGATACTTCACTGGTTATGGAAGCAAACCAGGAGAAGCCAATCCTTTTGGAGTTCCAAATCTTGATTTTCTTAAGAATCCAATCGATCTCACTAAAAACTTTAAGCCCATCGATACCACAGCGAGTGACGCCACATTCAAAGATCTTTTGACGAACATCGGAGGTCAGAATCAGAATGATACCGAAGCCCTTAACAATCTCTTGAACGATATCAATATCCAAGGCAACAACACCGTGGGCGCGACTAAGAGCGATTTTTTAGATCGAGGTTTAGGCGGGCCGGGTCAGATTTCAGATATTGAAGCCAACGCCATTGCACAGAATCGGGCCGATACCGGACGCACCGCTGCCAATGCACGAACAACGACAGTGGGAAAGGGTCTGGATCGTTTGGCGACAGCTTACGGAACCAAATACGCTGGGAGTCTGGACACCGCAAAAACCAATGCTGCGACATTTAATGATCTCTTGAAAGCCGGCGGTCTCGCCACGGCAGACGCAAGTGGAACTTACGCTAAACTCTTGGCCGATCTCTATTCAGGCGGAGAAAAGAACAGGATCGACACCGCGCAGCCAGGATATTTGGATAATTTCCTGAGAAACATCAGCCTCAATGTTGGGGTGGGTAAATAATATGAGCTGGGACAGCAATCATCCAAACCGAGGCGGAATGAGTATCGGCCTCAATCTTGGTGGCGGCGCTGATGACGAATTGAAAAAACAACAGGCCGATCTTCAGTTGTTCAAGGATCTCGTCGATCAGGGGATTCCACAGGATCAAGCGACGTACATGGTGCAGCAAAGACGTAAGACTGGACAACTCGATACGACTCTCCCAAACTTCCAGAATGATCTCCAAAAAAGCACACAGCCGAACCGTCCCGTTCCACTTCCACCGGTCCCAGATATTCCAGAGCGAAGCACGCTACAGAACTTCTCGACTCCGGTCAGCAAAAACGTGGGCCAGGATATCTACGTCGATGCCAGCAATGGTCATGAAATCCGCCGCGAACCCAATGGAAGCAAGTCGAATCGGATAATCAAGGTCGGGGCGGCAGGTGGTGGTGGCGCTGGTGGACCCAAAGAAACGCCGGCACAGAAAGCGGCCATGGCTTATATGAAAGGTCATTTCAAAGCCATCCAAGACGGGACCGCGGATCCGAACGATCCCATCCTCCCCAGTGCGGCTAAGGCTTTGGGAATGGACGTAACCGATATTCCTTCAATTGACAATCCAACCCCGAACCAAACCTTCATTCAGAAGGTTTTTGGAATTACACCGGAGACGCCTCCGCCAACCCCTGGGAAGACTATTCCAGTGTTCAATGGCGGCAACAATGGGGTCCCGAAACCAGCCCAACCCGCGCAATCGGATGCGCAGAAACGGGCGGCTGATTTCTTAACTCAACACGGCCAAAAGGCGACACCAGCCAACATCGATCACGCGATCAAGGCGGGATGGGTTAAGTAATTGCCGACTCTCATAAAAAAAAAGGAATTCGACTTCAATTCTCTTCCTGACCAGCAAGATCAGGGAGTCGATTTCAGTTCACTTCCCGATCAGGCTGAACAGAAACCAGATTTCAGTTCACTCCCAGATAGAAGTGAATCCACGCCATCTTTGGCTTCTCGCGCTATTGATGCTTTGAATTTATCGAATCTTCCTTCCTTAAAAGAAGTTGGCCAGTCAGCAATTGATTATTTAAAGCCATCCCCTGAACATGAGCGAGTCCTTCGTGGTATCGCTGCGACAGGCGCCCAAGCTGCTGGTGAGGTTACTGGTCCTTCTGTTTTCCCAATTCCAGCTGAAACGGGTGCTGCATTTCAGGAATTGGCACGTCGAATTGCCCCGGAAAGGATGACGGCTGTTCAGAAATTCATGGTTGGTCAGCAAGATACACCTGAAACTCGCGCCAAATTGATCGATATGATGGCTCCGACAGAGGAAGAAATTCTTCATAAAGCCTACGCCGAAAAGCACATTCCTGTTTTTGATTTGGCTAAACGCCTTGGGGCCAGCATCGTTTCTCAGGTTGTGCCATTGACACCGGTTCAGGTTGGCATGACTGCGGCCACGTTTGCTGATCCCATCATGAAGATTGGGGGAGTGACTCAAGATTTCCTTCTTAATAAGAACTTGAATTTAAAAATCACACCTGAAACAATAGGCGATTTCTATAAATTCGGAAGAGAAAGGCTTGATCCGCAAACCTACGAAATTCTTCTAAAAACGCCCAAAGAAGAATTGATTCGAGTCCTGAAATCAGGCGAAGATCTTGCTGTGAAATTAAAAGTACCAAGGTTTGGCGGCGGCCCCGCGCCGACCGCACCCGCAATTGAGCCTTTAAAGCCGGGAATTCCAACTGAAACCGCGAATCTTCCGACCGCCCCGGAGCCAAAACCCATATTTTCACCGAAAGCGAGCGATTTCCTGCGTGAAAATCATCCTGCCATGGCCAAGATCGTTGATTCCTTACCGGACACCATTGATTCAGAATTGCTTAAAAAGACCGTGGTTGATGCCACGACTCAGGCAAACATCGCCACAATCAATGGTGGCAGCCCACAGGAAGCTCAGGCAGCGGCTTTGCGGCATTTAGGAGAACGACTTCAATCCGGGGAACTGGCGCCTAAAATCGAGCCTGAGAAGGCTTTAAAGGTGGATACCCAGGGGATCCCAATCCGTAAACCAAACGCCGTGGTGACTCAGGTGGATTTGGGGGAGGGCCAGAAGCTACCGATCACTCACAGTCAAGTTTTAAATGAGGCCAAGGCACTTCAGCAGGATGCTCTCAATTCCCGCGAGATCAGCCCACTTGAACAATTCGTAAAGAGAAATGGCGGCGTTAAAGGTTACAAGGGAGGCGTTGAAGGCGAAGAGTTTAAAGGAGTTCCGGTTCATTTGCGCGGCACCCAAGCGGTCGATGAAATGGCGCAGATGGCCTACCATCGGGGATTACTGGATGAGCCGTCCGGGGATTTGCTGAGGGAGAAACTTAAGGAGATTAAGGCCAGGGGACCAGAACCTAAACTTGGAGATTTCTACGATCAGGCTGTGCGGAACCTGGAATATTACGCCCAGGAAGGGGTGCAGATACCGATACAGCCTGAAAATGTTCCACGTGGAGAGTTTTCAAATCTTGAGCAAGCCAAAGCCGCAGCACAAGATGTTTTGAGAACCAATAAGATTGATAATCAAGTAATAGTGAAGATTGTCGATCAAATCGCCGTGGATGACCAAGCCTTCAAGAAAGGCTACGGACAAGCCTATAAACCCAGCGAATTCGAGATTCAGGGCGCTACCTATACCCCAGGAATGAAGGATCGGATCAAATCCGTGATTGAATTGGCCAATGGCGCGGATCGCGGGGTCGGGCGGCATGAAGCCTTCCACGCAGTTTCCAACATCCTTTTGGATCCAACCGAGCAGAAGATTATTACGGATCGATATGGGGATATGGAGAAAGCCGCCGATGCTTTCGCTGAATACCGCAACACTGGACAAGCCGAGACCCCTCTTTTAGAACGGATCTTCCAGAAGATCAAAGACTTCCTTGACCGAATCAAGAACTATTTCGATTCCAAGAACTTCAAAACGGCAGAGGATTTGTTTAAAGATATCGAGGAAGGGAAATTGAAGGGGGGTGGCGCCGCCCGGGAAGGTCCACAGTATAAGGCGGCTGAAGTCATGGATCTTAAGGATAAGGCACTTGAACAATTTGGGAAAACCAAAGATTTCGAGAAAGCCGGTTTCATCTTCCCCGATGGCCAGATGGTGGATTTCACCAAAGGCGGGAAAGACAGGATCTTCATGCACCAGGATATTTCAAGGGTCTATGAAGGGACGGGCGAAGTTGACGATCCTTATTCCTTACTTCAAAAGTTCATGGAAGATACTGGCGCGGTTCGGCTGAGCCAATACGATGACGTAGGTGGTCATCGTGTCTCAATCGAGGCCCATGGTCCTATGTCTCACGATCAAATTAAAGAGATTGGGGAATATTTTGATACGCATCCGATGGATATGTCCACATTTGAAGTCATGAACAGCATCGGGCGCAGTGTTCGCAGTGCCGGGATCAAGGAACCAACCTCTGAAGATGTGGCTCGATTCTTTAATGGAAGTTCTCAATATAAAGCCGTTGAAAACAAACCTCCTTTCTTTTCGATGGTGGAGAAAACCATCAACGATAAGATGCCGACACGATCTTCTGGCGATCAGATTATGGGGTTACTCCGAAATTCTCCTGGCGTAAAACAAGAGGAATTGGACTGGATCGGACTCCCTGAATTCCTGAAAGGAAAAACCTCAATCACCAAAGAAGAAGTCCAGAATTTCATCAAAGAGAACAATGTGCAGGTGCAAGAAGTGATGAAGGGTCAACCAGGTGTAAACAGAGCTAAAGATTTTAAAGTGAAACAATTACCAGATGGAAGATATGGAATTATAGAGCCAAAATTCGGTAGTCAAGTTGCCAGAATGTTTTTAACAAAAGAAGGGGCTGAAGCAGAATTGAAAAGGCTCAATACATATTCCAATGAACCTACTAAGTTCGAGAAATACACCCTCCCCGGCGGCGAGAACTACCGGGAGCTTTTGCTGACGACGCCAAAATTGCCAGCAGAAAAATCTGTTCATGAGCAAGGATTAGAAAGAACTATTTCAGATGTTTTAAAAAGACGTGATGCAATTGGTGATAGCAAGAATCCACAATGGAAAAAACTAGATGCTCAACTCGGAGATCTCCAAGATCAAAGATTGGCGCTCGAAAAGGGGCGGGAAAGAATAACGAGTAAAGAGAATTTTACTTCTTCTCACTTCCCCGAACCCAACATCCTCTCCCACGTCCGATTCAATGATCGAGTAGACGCCAACGGAAAGAAGACTCTTTTCATAGAGGAAATCCAGAGTGATTGGCATCAGAAAGGCAGGACGATGGGATACACAGAACCGCCTCGTGATCCACAACGCATGGCTGATCTTTCAAAAGAGAAGACCAAATTGGAAGATGTCATCGATGCTGGTAATCAAGGTCTTGCTAAATTAAGGGGAGGAACAAAGGGGTATTCTGAAAAGAAGACGGCTCTCCATAATGAAATAAACGCTGCCGCCGACAGGTTGGTTGACATCGATGATGAATTAAAAATCCTCGAAGGCAAAAAAGGGGTGCCCAACGCCCCCTTCAAAAAAACCTGGCATGAACTCTCTCTTAAACGAATGCTCCGCTACGCCGCCGAGAACGGTTATGACCAGATTGCGTGGACGACGGGGGAGCAACAGGCGGAGCGATATGACTTAAGCCATCAAGTCGATTCGATCAGGTATCGAAAGACTGGTGACGATTTATACGAGATGTCAGCCGTCAAAGACGGTAACAGTGTTATCGTCGAGAGAGATAAAACGGGCGCTCAACTTAAAGATATTGTCGGGAAAGACGTGTCTGACAAAATAATTAATGGTGAAGGGAAAAAGATTGCGGGGCCAGGAAGCGTCACTGAACTTTCTGGTGTCGATCTCAAAGTCGGCGGCGAAGGCATGAAAGGTTTCTACGATCAGATGATTCCTTCGTTTCTGAATAGATATTCTAAAAAATGGGGTGGGAGAGTTGGGGAAACGGAATTTCCAGGAGAAATGCTTCGTCCACAAATCCGGGTTGGCGATCAATGGTTTGCCGTTAATGGGCTGATGAATTATTTTGAATCGCATGGCATTGATCCGAAATCATTGAAGATAGGCCAAGAACTTCCAGAAATGGGGAAAATAGAGGATATGGTAAGGGGGCGTGATTTTTCTTATAAAACCCATTCCCTCGATATCACACCGGCCATGAAAGAATCCGTGATCCACGAAGGCCAACCACTTTATAAAGCCATCCAAAAAGATTCAGCGATGGATTTAAAACAATCTGCGAATGAAATCAGAGATCTTGTAAATCCGAGTAAATCAGCGCCCCTGGCGGCGGCTATTACCAGAGAACAGCTCGGAAAAATGGCGCGAAGTTTTGATAAGGCTGAGGCGGCTTTGGGCAAAGCCCATTCCTTTTTTGAAGGCCAATCGGTCGCAAACAACATCGATTTCATCGACAAGATGGAGCATGGCCAGCCCCAACCAACCCCAGAACTTAATCAGATCGCGACACAACTTCGTGATCTTTTTGATTCTAAACGCAATGAAATCCAGGCTCTAGGAACTGGAAAACTCAAGAATTTCATCGAGAACTATTTCCCTCATATTTGGGATCAAGGCGAGAAACAAGTTTCAAAAGCTGCCCAGGTTATGTCGAAGCGGCCATTTGAAGGTGGAAAATCTTTCCTTAAAAAACGAACGATAGAAACATTTAAGCAAGGCATTGAAGCTGGATTGACGCCAGCCTCTTACAATCCCATCGATCAAACATTTCTCAAGATCCGAGAAATGGATAAGTACATCATGGCCCACAAAACCTTAAATGAATTTAAAGAAGAAGGTCTATCTCAATTCGTGAAAATTGGAAGTAAGCCGCCGGAAGGATGGGTCAAGATCAACGACAATATTTCCACGGTGATGCGGCCTATTACAAACGAAGAAGGGAAGATGGAAGGGTTGGCGATTGTCGGTCATTACTACGCCCAGCCCGACGCCGCCCGAATCATCAACAATTATCTCTCGCCCGGCCTTCAGAAATCAGAAGTGTACCGAGCCTATCGCTATCTCGGAAACGCAATCAACCAATTCCAGCTTGGATTATCCGCTTTCCATTTGGGATTCACATCAGTCGACTCGATGGTTTCTAAATTCGCTTTGGCTTTGAATCAATTGGCTTTGGGTCATCCCATGAAAGCCATTAAAGCAGTTCTTCAAACTCCATTTGCTCCGGTCGAAAATGTTTTGCGCGGAGATAAATTGCTCAAAGCCTGGAAGGGTCAAGGATCAACAAAGGATGAAATCTTGGCAGAAGCGATGGCGACGGGCGGTGGTCGAGCCAAGATGGATCAGTTCTATGCAACTAAAGCTTATGATCAGATGAAGAAATATTTCCAGGCTGGAAAATATGTGAAAGGAATATTTCAAGCGCCTTTTGCTGCCATTGAAGCCAGTTCCAAACCTATTCTTGAATATATCGTTCCTCGTCAAAAGCTTGGAGTATTCGCTGATATTATGAAAATGGAACTCGAACACAATCCCAACATGAGCCACGAAGAATTTCGAATGATTAAACAGAAAGCATGGGATAGTGTTGATAATCGCATGGGCCAACTTGTTTACGATAATCTTTTCTGGAATCGGACCTTCAAAGATTTGCTCATGGGATCTGTAAGATCCGTGGGATGGAATCTTGGAACCATCAGAGAAATATTGGGAGGAATTGGGGATTTCTTTAAATTTGGTCGTGGACCGAAAGGAAGAGGTGCCAATCTTTCTTATCGGAGTGCTTATGTGATAGCCCTTCCAGTTGTGGCGGGAATATTAGGGGCCATTTATCAATATCTCAGGACCGGGAAAGGACCGCAAGAATTAAAGGATTATTATTTCCCAAGAACTGGAAGCCTCGATGAAAATGGAGATCCAGTCCGTGTTTCTATTCCTTCTTACATGAAGGATCTTTATCACTACACGCAGCATCCAGTTACAACCGTCACCAATAAACTCAGCCCATTGATCGGCATGGTCGCGCAGATGCTCAACAACAAAGATTATTTCGGGACCAAGATTCGAAATGAGGACGATCCTTTGGTGAAGCAAGTCGCGGGTGAAGCCCAATATATTCTTAAGCAAATGATTCCGTTTGGGATTCGGAATGCACAAAAGAATATGCAGAACGACAAAGAATTGAGGGACATCGTTGAACCATTCATTGGGATCACGCCGGCGCCTTACGATATCAATCAAACGAAAGCCGAAACATTGGCCCACAGAATATCCGCACAGAAAATGCCTATCGGTGGGCGCACACAAGAGCAAGCGGAACACAGCAAAGTTTTAAGAGATTTCTCCAAACGATTGAAATTGAACGATCCCAATGTTCGCGCTGAAATGTTTCAGGCTATTCGTGATCGAAAAATAACACCTATGCAGGTAGCCAAGATCAATCGTGAGTCAAATTTGACTCCACTTCAACGACAAGTCCTTCATTTTTCCGCAGCCGAAATAAAAAAGGTTTACGATTTGGCGACACCGGAAGAGAAAAAGCAGATCGAAAACATGATGAAGGCAAAGATCGCTCGATCTAAGACGTTGGTGGAACAGCCGTGAAGAAATTAATCACGCTTGGATTTATTTTGTCTGTCTTTTCATTTTGCTACGCCGAGGAACAACCGCCCTTCGAGGTGAAGGATCCCGCAGCCACAGAAAACTTCCGACAGATTTATTATTTAGTTGATCAATTAACTTCGACATCAACACTGAATATTTCCAGCGGAACCATAGCGACTTTCAATTCATCGAGTGCGACCATCATCCAACTCATCACCACCTCCGCCACCATCCAAAATATCAACGGGACCTCTATTTCGGGTCCAAGGAATCGGATATTTAATGGAGCGATGGTTTTTGATCAGAGAAATGAAGGATTGCCAAAATTAGTTAATAGTGTAACGACCACTTATGGACCAGATCGATTTTATGGGAGAACATCCAATAATCCAGGCGGCACATTTACAATAACGCGGATCTCCACAAACGTCGCCCAGGGTTTTAGTTATTGTTTGCAATATCATGTCACAAAAGTTTCCTCTTCAACTGTCTCAACCGATACCTATCATATCGGTACGAATATTGAAGGAAATATGATCGCTGATATAGGATGGGGAACCCCAAAAGTACCTAAAGATATTCTATGGGGTGATATCGATGCCAAGCCATTAACTCTTTCATTTTGGGTTATGAGTTCGACGGCTGGAGTTTATTCTGGTGCAGTTTCTAATTACCGAGCGAGTACATCCTATCCATTTCAATACACAATAAATGTGTCAAGCGCATGGGAATATAAAACTATAAATATTCCGAACCGTCAGACTGATACGTTTCAGGTTGATAATTCAACAGGACTTAGGATCTCATGGGATTTGGGATCGGGGACAAACAATCGTGGGACGGCTGGTGCTTGGAATAGTTCCGATAATTTAGGAGCGAGCGGATCAACTAAATTAATTCAGGTCGCGGGTTCAACTTGGAGTATGACGGGCGTTCAGATTGAAATAAGTTCGACAGCGACAAGTTTTGAATATAGGCCATATATAACGGAATTAACTTACTGCCAACGCTATTATGAAAAAACTTTTCCGATTGGGACAAGGCCTCAGCAGAATGTTGGGAGTACAATTGGTGCGGCGCATTTTAGGCCCTATGTGACTGGAATCTCATCGACCTATATGTATTTATGGAGATTCGCCACTCAGATGAGAACCCTTCCTACAGGTACTTGCTTTAATCCAAACAACACTAATTCAAATTGGAGAAATTTAAACGACAACGCGGATTCGGGGACCTGTAATTTTAATGCCGATTCGCCTGGCGATTGGAATATTAATGTTCAAGATAGTCAAACGGCGAACGACGCCATCAATGAAAATATTGCCGTTCATGTCACAGTTGATGCGGATTTCTAATGGCTGAACAATACAAAGAAATTAAAAATTCATTGTCTCAACTCGTCGCCGTTATTCGACTTTCTGATGGGGCCACTATCCCGGCCAATACAGAAAATAAAGATTACCGTGAATATTTGGCCTGGGTCGCCGCAGGTGGAATTGTGATTCCAGCCGATCCGCTTCCGACTCCTGCTGAAATAACGGCTTTGCTTAGAACTCAGGCGATCAACATAATGAACCTGAACACAGACGCACAGGCGAAGATCTTAAGAGCCATTCTTCTCGTCATCATGGACGAACTCAATATTTTAAGAGCCTTGCATTCACTGGCGCCGCGTGTGGCGTCTCAGATTAAGACGGCGGTTCAGGCAAAAATAAATTCAGGGGATTCAGATTGATTCAATGAAATGTACCGAGTGCGAGGGGGAAATGGAAAAGAAAATTGACGAATCTCTCGGGACTTATTTTGAATGCCCACTTTGTGGACACACACTCGAAATATATTACAAAAGGAATCCATGTTAAATTTTAAAACAGGAATCAAAAGAGAAGAATTGGATCAGGAATTGTTGATTAAGCTTGAACAAGCCAGTGTGGTTTCGGATATGGATTATGTGATCACCTCAGGTTATCGGGCCGGTGTTGACGGCGTGGACCATGGAATAAAGAATGGTCCTCATATGTCTCACAAAGCCGTCGATCTTCGCTGCAATGATTCCACGACTCGCTACAAAATCCTCTATGGACTTTTTAAGGTTGGATTTAAGCGCGTGGGTATTGGAAAAATTCACCTTCACGCTGACCTAGACGAAACCAAACCACAGAATGTTGTGTGGTTAGAGCTGCAAGATGATCAGCCTGGGAATCAATAATATGGGATCTGACATTTCAATCGGAGGCGTAAGCCTTAATGTAATGTCGATCATTATTGCTATCGGCATTGCTTGGGGAATTGCCAAGAAAACCACCGAAGCGCAAGACGACAAATTAAAAGCTCACGATACTAAAATCGATAAACTCTTTGATTGGAAGGATAAGCATGAAGATGACGCCAGCAAGGAACGGCTGATCCTTCATCAGAATATTTCCAAGCTTGAAGGAATGTTAGAATTTCGTGGTCGTGAAAATATTGAAATCATGAAACAGATAGAAAAAATTAACAACAATCTCGAATTGATGAAAGACGATCTCGCGTATTTAAAGATCGACAACAAAAGGAGAAAGGGAGAATAACCTATGCCAAAGCCGCCAAAGCCACCGAAGCCGACCAAGCCTATTTCGCCAGAAGATCAGGAAGTCTTACTCGTTTTGAACATACTCAAAAATACACAGGAGGGAATTATGAAGACTATTCAAGAGGCAGTAGATGAGGTGAATGCAGTTAAAGTGGCGCAGGACGCGCTCAACACGAAGCTGGACACTTATTTCACGGCGGTGTTGGCTGCGTTTACGAGACTGGAAACCAAGATCGCGGCCGGCGCCGATGCTCAGCCAGTCGTAGACGCTTTGGCTCCGCTTAAGCAAGCCATCGTTGACAAAGATGCCGTTGTGGATACGAAAACTGCTGAGGCTAATGTCGAGGGAGTCTAATTGAAGAAGCTTTTTCTTCTTCTTTTGTTTGCGCCCCTCACGGTTGTTGCTGAACTCAGCCATACTTATCCGTTGAGTGCAGTTACGACCGTGAGGTTGAGCGCTTACAATGATGGAATTTTTACGCTGGCGAAATCGACTTACGCTTTTCAATCCTCAACGTGGGATGTGATCAACACCACCTGGACCTGGATAAATCCCTCTCAAACCGTCTGGGGCTTCATTTCCACGCTGGAAGTCGTGGATTCCACGCCAACCTGGGTCCTTCATTCCAGCTCATGGAGCCTCGAAGATTTCTCCAACAATTTGATTCAAGAAGAAAGGCTTAAAGGTCTCAACAAAATCGTCGATGATGACATGGAAATCTATATGGTTTGGCCTTCGACGGAAGCTTGCCCCCCGGACTGGCGAGGTTGGCGGCAGGGCATTGTTAATGGGAAATTGATTCCGGTTGCGTGCCAGTAGCTATGATTTTCAGACTCTTATAGGGAAAACGATTGCTCTGATTCGGGGCGACGAAAAGGTTCAAGCTTTTTATAAAAGAAAAAATAAACAGCCACGAATCAGGGTCTTAAAAGAGAAAGTTTACCCGGAGCCTGTTTTTAAGAAGGTCAAAATCAGAGAAGCGGAAAAAGTTTCTGATCGAACTTTTAAGAGGAAAACGCGACACTTAAGGCCACCACGAGTGAAGTTGTCCGAGGAAGAAATCAAAGAGCGGAGATGGTTGAGAAGAGGCGGGAAGAAACGAAGCAAAAAATATATCAAAACAAAAGAACCTGTTCAATTGTTTTTGCAGATGTGTATGCACGCGAATTTGGTTGATCATTTGTTGCAGGGTTGCAAAGGTAATTTCATAAGCAGAATCAATAAAGGAGGATTCATGAAAAGGATACTTGTGTTCGTAGGAAGTCTCATGTTTGTTTCGTCTGGTTTCTGTCAAGGCTTGGAGGATCAGTTCAAATTGGCGCTTCTGGATAAGGTCTCGACCGTCAGTCAGTTTCGTAGCGGCGAAACAACCTTGGCACTCATGGATTCCGTGATCATGATCGGCCAAAAAAACGGTCGCTCGATTCTGGATCTTCAGGCGGGATTCGGCAGCGATACCAAACCGGAACCAGATCAAGTGGCCGGGGCCAACTTTCTTTATGGAGGTGTTCTTCATATCAGCTCTCTCGTTAAAGACAAGATTCCATTCGCCCCAGACTGGAAATTCCTGAATGCTCTGGAATACGGAGTCGCTTATACCCATGACTCAAGAGAAAATAGCGATTTCTGGTCTCTTCAGGCTGGCTTAAGCTTCACACTTAATCCGAATCAATGAGTCGATTTCTCGAACCATTACGGGTCGAGCAGATTGATGATGGAGATACATGGAGGGTCTTAGAACCCATGGATTACGATATAGGCTTTCCTGGGGGTGAGAAAATAGAGGTTCCGATGGGAACGGTCACGGACTTTGGTTCGATTCCTAAACCTCTCTGGGGAATCATTTCTCCAATAGGAAATGCGACACGGGCCTTTGTCCTTCATGATTTCTTGTACCAAGTCCAAACTTACACGCGATTCAAAAGCGACAACATTCTTTTGGAAGCGATGGGAGTTTTGGGGGTGAATTGGCTTAAGCGTTGGACGATCTACTTAGGAGTTCGCGCTGGTGGCTGGATTCCCTGGAATCAACATCAAAAGGAGTTAAAACATGACAAACCTAATTGAGAAGATACTGGCTTTTGCGAAGGGAAAAAAGACCTATGCTTGCACGATAGCATGGCTGGTCTATAAAGTAGGGGTCGCTAAATCTTATTGGACGGCCAATACTGTTTTAGAGACAAGCCTTTTGGCAGGTGGGGCCATGGCTTTTAGAGACTCGCTTTCCAAGCCTTCTTAAAAAAACGCCCTTACGTTACGTTTCCGCCTCTTTTCCTGTGCCAGGAAGAGGGGCGGTTTTTTTTATTTATCCCCTTGCTTTGAACCTTTATATGGTCTATACTTCTGATAGACACAAATAAACGTAAGGAGATAAATCATGGAACCATTTACCTTAGCGGTCGCGTTTTGGATCGGAGTTCATACAGTCTTCGGTTTATTTGCGGTGGATAAAAAAATCCGATGTGCGAGTGGGAATCCGTTACCAGATCAAGTTTGCGAAGATAAAACGAATCAACCCACTGATCCCGTGAAAAGCAAATGAACCGAAGCACAATAGCTCTCATCTTAATTTTAAGTCTGCCTGTTTTCGCCAAAGCCGAAATGAAATACAACGTCATGACTGGCGAATTTGAATCCGTCAATAGCGGTGATGAACTTCAGTTTAATACTCTTCAGCGTACATGGGAATACGCACAACCCGATGCCCAGCCCACCTATAACGTCATGGAAAATAAATATGAACTCGCGGCGCCGGACGAACAATTAAAGTACAACGCCATGCAAAACTCATGGGAATACGCGAGTGACGATAGCCAATTGAAATACAACGCCGTTGAAAACACTTGGTCCTACCAAAAAGATTGAGAGGTAAAAATGATAACTGAAGAACAACGCAAGCAGCGCATTAATTATTTGGGGTCAAGTGACGCCGCCGGCGTCGTTGGAGCTTCGCCTTATAATTCTCCGTTAAAAGTCTGGGCGATCAAGACTGGCCAACTGGAAGAGGAAGACATTTCACAAAAGCTTAAAGTCAAGGTTGGCACGAAAATTGAGGCTGTGATCGCTGAACTCTATGAAGAACAAACCGGTAAGAAAGTGCGCCGGGTTAATGAAACAATTTATCATCCCCAATATTCTTTTCTTGCCGCCAATATTGACAGGAGAATCGTAGGCGAAAATACAATTCTTGAAATCAAATCCACGGGATCATTCATGAAAGCGAAGTGGGAGGATGATCAGATTCCAGGCGATACCATGATCCAGGTCTATCATCAGTTGATGGTGACGGGGATGGCCAAGGCTGAGATCTGTGCATTGATTGGTAATGGCGATGATCTGATCATCAAAATCATTGAACGAGACGAAAAAATTCTTAAACAATTGGAAGAGAGAGAGGTTGATTTCTGGAAGAATTACGTTCAAAAAAATGTGATGCCAAAACTCATCACCAAGACCGATGATGAGACATTAAATAGATTATTTCCGCAAGCTCAACCTGGGAAAGAAATCCTGTTGCCGGCTGAAGCCGATAAGATCATTGAGAACTTGAAAGCGTTTAAAGAAGACAAACGCAACCTTGAAGGTTTGATTGATCAAAGCGAGAATGAACTCAAGGCCATGATCAAAGAGAATGAAATTGGCTTGACCCCAATCAACCAAGTTCTATGGAAAAATTCTCAACGTCGCGGTCTCGACGGAGATTCACTTAAAAAAGATCTTCCCGATATCCACGAGAAATATTATCTTTCAAAACCAGTGCGCCGATTCTCATACGGCAAGCTAGGAGAAAAATAAAGGAGAGCTAACTACCATGGCCACCAAAAATGAAGTTGCACAAGCCGTACAAGGAAAAGTTCTAACCCCCTCAGATCGCATTGAGCAGTTATTAAGTCGTGTTGATATTCGTCAGAAGTTTGAGGCGATGCTCGGGAAAAAAGCATCAGGTTTTATTTCCTCGATTCTTTCACTCAGGAATTCCAAACCTCAACTCAAAGCTGCGGATCCCATGTCGATTATTTCTGCCGCTGCCATTGCCGCGACATTGGATCTTCCCATCAATCCCAATCTCGGATTCGCCCACATCGTTCCCTATGGCGATCAGGCGCAATTCCAAATGGGCTACAAAGGATTCGTGCAGTTGGCGATTCGGACAGGTGTTTATCAGACCATGAATGTCGCTGAGCTTTTTGAGGGTGAGTTGATCAAATACAACCGGATCACTGGCGAGACCACGATTGATGAATCCAAAAGAATATCAAACAAAGTCGTGGCTTATGTCGCCTATTTTAAATTAACGACAGGTTTTGAAAAATATCTGCTCATGACCACTGAGCAAGTCACAGCCCACGCGAAACGGTATTCCAAATCCTTTAATTCAAAAGGGGCGCCGTGGCAGAATGACTTCGATGCAATGGCAAAAAAGACTGTCTTGAAATTATTACTGTCAAAATATGGTGTCCTTTCCGTGGAAATGCAAAAAGCTGTAACTTACGATCAAGGCGTCATTGTCGATACCATTATCGGCGGTGAGAAAGTTGAATTCCCAGACGGTAAAGATGCCATTGATGCGGAGCAAGTCAACAAAGACGACCTTGCCGGCAGCGCTCAGGAGCCAGTTTAATGAACTTCAAAAGATCCGGTAAATTCTGTAATGCCGAGGCGTTGGCCATTATCAATAGTGAGTGGGACAAAGCTTTAAAAACTCCCGTTATGACATTCCGTAGCGACCTACCTGATATGGCAGCTTCGGCCAGGAAGATTGTCACTGATAATATTCATGACCTTGCACTTAAGTATGGATGTGAAGATAACGGCGAGCCGTGGGGTATTGATATGAACACCGGCGAGTTTTTTCAAGAGGAAAAATAATTTCTAAATTACTTGACAAATAAGTGAGTGTTGTTTAATTTCTCATAATGGAGACCGCAATCATCAATAAAAACCGTTTGGCGTTGTCGAGTGCGCCAGCGGTTTTTTTATATCCACTTTCCCCCCGCGCCCGAAAGAACTTTGCGGTTTCCAGGGCCGGGGGGCTTTTTTATGAGTAAGCGTTTCACTGACACAGAAAAGTGGGATCGGCCATGGTTTAGAAACCTCTCTGACCAATACAAACTTCTTTGGTGTTATATTTTAGATCGGTGTGATATAGCAGGTGTCTGGTACATCGATATGGAACTCGCATCTTTCCAAATTGGCAAGAAATTCGACCGCCAAAAATCTGAAACAACCTTCCAAAAACAGATCGAAGTCAGGGGTGATCGATGGTTAATCCGAGACTTTATCCCCTTCCAGTACGGTTCGTTGGATTCTTCAAATAAAGTTTACAAAGGGGTTTCAGCGAAGCTTAACCAATTCAAAGAAGGGGCATCTATGCCCCTTAGATCCCCCATAGATGGGGGTAAAGACAAAGACAAAGAGAAGGATAAAGATAAGGTTAAAGAAGGGGGAATGGGGGAAACAACCAAACAGGATTCAGAGCTTCAAAAGGTGGTTAAGGGATGGAAATTTTTAAATGGCCTTCCAACAGACGGACCTGAATCTCAAGCTTGGGATAGAGTCCATTTCGCCCGACACGCCAAATCCGCCAAGAGCCTTCTTGATCTTTTTGGTTACGAAGATGCCGTGAATTGCATGGAATACGTTTTTTCAGAAATGTCAAAAAAGAAACTGACCTGTACGATTGAAACCATCGTCAAGCATTCTGATTCTTTCAGAGAAAAATTAGCGGGGAGGAATACATGAAAGGGTTTGTGGCACGCACTCAATTAGTTTCTTATCTCACAAGAGAACAGTTAGAAAAAGTTCAAGCACGAGAAAAAATACGGGGATACATAATTCCTAACTGGAATATTCAAGAAGTATTTGGGCTTCCGACGATCAAAGAAAAATATGGATTACCTGATGACAATGAAGCCCTCGCCAGAAATAATACTCGCATCGAAGCCGAGTTAAAGAACAAAGGATTTATGAGTACGGGAGAATATTACGAAGGCAATTTGGAATGGATGCACGCTTTCGATTGGAATGTGTTTAATCGATCTGGGGAGATTATTTGGGAATCAACTGGCGGCCGGCATGGGAAAGGTAATCTTGTTGGCAGGTTAGCAAAAGATGAAATTTAATCCTTGCAATAGGTTTTATATCTGCTAGACTGAGATCATGATCGAAATCAGAGAGAAACTTATCCGCCATCAAAAGAAAACCAAGATTACTATCGAGAAATTATCAGCAGATCTCGGCGTGGGCTGGTTCACCGTCTACCGATGGCTTAAAAAGAAAACAAAACCGAGTGCGTTGGCCACAACCCGAATCCAGAAGTACCTAGAGATTTTAAAGGGGGACTCAAATGGTCAAGGTCAATAGCGGTCCCGAAGAGCGCTGGGAAGACCAGAAGATCTGGGATCAGGAACGCTTCCGTGAAGACGAAAGTGAACACCTGACCAAAGCTGAAATTGACGCTATTCAAGCCGATGAGAAATACGATGCCGACCGATAAGCTAATGACGCATCAGCGGTTCGAGAAGATGGTTGGACCCGTCCAAGCCAACGGTTGCCGGCATTGGCTCGGTGTTAAAAAAGAGTCTGGACGCGGCATTTTCGTTGAATCAACCCAACCCCGTCGCTGTACTTCAGCACCCCGTTACGCCTATCGTTTCTACGTTGGCCCGATCCCGGTTGGCCAGTATGTGATGCCGAAGTGCGGCTCAAACGACTGTTTGGCTCCCTCACATCTGACCCTGGTCAAACGAAGCCAGATAGCTCAGGACGCGATAAAACAGGGGACTTGGCCTCAGATCGCCAATTTCAAAAATAACCCACCAAATCGATTCCCAGGCAGTTTAAACGGCAATTCCCGATATTCGGATGAAACCATCAAGTCTATCCGCCAGGATCGCGCTCGGGGGGATAAGATTCAAGTCATAGCTTTACGCCGACACATTCCCGTGTCCAGCGTATCCTTCATATGTACTCGAAGAATTGGTTGAAAATAGTTTAAATGGAGGCACATCCATGATTCTTAACTTCCACGTTTCCTTTGAAGTCCCCGACCAAGATACCCGGAATTGGCAGTCCTTCATTAAAAAACAGTTGATTAAATTCGAGGGCAACGGATTCTGTGTCAGAAGCGTGACCCCGATTGACGACATGGACCCGAAGCTGGCAGAGGCGATAGAGTATGAAGCTTGGACTTCAGGGAGGATGGAGTTATGAAAACCAAAACACACCACACACCGACGCCGTGGCGTTATAATCCATCACAAGGATTAGATCGAGAAATTATTCGACATTTTGGTGAAGTTGTCGGAAAAATTGAAAAAAGGGAAGATGCCGAATTCATCGTCCGCGCCGTCAATTCACATGAGGCGTTGTTGGAAGCGGCGAAAGAATTTATGATTGATTCAGAGTGTTACTGCTTAGATGCACAAGAATCTTTGGGTCGAAATCCTTGCGCCTATTGTCGGATGAAAGTCGTTATTGCCCAAGTGGAGGGTAAATAACATGACCCTAGCGAAATCAAACACAGAAATTAAATGCTTGGTCTGCCAAAAACACATGAGAAGCAAAGACGATTTGAGCCGACACATGAGAATGGCCCATGCCTGGGCGACGTTTTTGAGGCTGTTGTTTTCGAGTGAATGCTAGATTTCCGAGAAGAAAATATCGATGAGGAATGGTTTCATGATGAAAATCCTAAAACGATTCACGGAATTATTATGCGACAAATTTGGTCACAAAGGTCCGGTGATCGGATACGCGCACGACCCTATTTCCAGCCTTCGGTATTGGAATCACAGATGCAAAAGATTTCAGTGTGGGACAATATTTTACAGCGAGAAAGATTTAATTCCTATCGTTGTCGACTCCGTTTTTGTGGATCCAAAGGATTCGCCTGTCCAAAATGCCAAAGACCGATCTTCCCGGCCAGCCGATTCTCTTCTTTTCCCATAAGTGAACTCTAAATGTTTGGGATAAAACGATCTGTCACAGATGATTTATTCAGCAAATTAGTTTTTGAGAGGGACAAAAGAACGTGCGTCCGATGCCAGCGCGTTCATCCTGAAGGACAAAACACCATTGATACATCGCATTATTGGAGTCGTGGCATGAAATCTGTTCGATGGGATTTTTCTAATGCAGATACACTTTGCAAATTACCTTGCCATTCTGGGCGCCATCAATCCTCTCTCGGTTGGGAGTATCAGAAACAAGTAGCTGGTGAACATGGGAATAAATATGACGGCGCTTATACGGCTTTTAAAAAGAAACAGCTTGGAAATACGGGGTTTGATCTTTTGATGGTTCGAGCGCATACTCCGACTAAAATAGACGAGAAGATTCTCCGCCAAGCATTTAAAATCGAATGGGCAAGAATGATCAAAGAAAAGAAGTCAAAAATTCTAGGGGCAAGATGAAATATTTTTTGATCGTAATCATGGTTTATTTCGGAGGGTTTTTGCTCTATCAGAAAAGAATTGAGAAAATGAAATTATTCTGCCGATGCAAACACTTAAAAACAGAGCATAAAAACAGCGGTTGTATTTGGTGTGGTTGTATTTCCGACGGCAATTCTTATGAGGAAAACAGATAGATTTTGATTCTTAAAAAAAGGTTAGGGGAAGGGTGAATGACGGAGACAGATAAAGAATATTGGGCGAGATTTGACCAGGAGCTTGGAGCGATAGATTGGGAGAAGGATTCCATGGGTCTCAGATCAGCGTGTATTCCTGGGGCGCCGCTTTGGTTAAACGAGTACCACAATTTTATTCAGGCAATGGTATTGGGGAAATTGATGCCGGCGTGGGAAGGATTACCGCTGCTTTTGGATATTGGGTGTGGAGAAGGTCGGTGGTGCAAGATATTTGCTTATTTAGGATATCGGGTGATGGGGATTGATATCCGAGCAGGAGCTATAGCGCGATGTCGGGAACGGCTTCCATCTGTTAATTTCCAGGTTTCGTCCATAGAGGAATTTTCGGGAGGACCATACGATGTCGTGACATCGGTGACAGTATTGCAGCACATTAGGGATCAGCGGAAGGCAGCGGAATCGATATTCAAACTTCTCAAGCCTGGGGGGTCGATGGTGATGCTTGAGAACATCAAATTTAGATCAGAGACCTGTTTTGGGAATTCTATCCAGAAATGGGTCGAGATCATGGAAGGATCAGGTTTTGAGGTGGAACGAATTTTGGCTTATGATTACAGTCCATGGTTAAAGCTGCGGTTTCCTTCCTTCATTCTTAAATGGCTGATGCCCTGGGGCCTTCGTGTGGAAGAATTTCTCATTACTCAACAGCCTCAATATTTGAAATCTCAGCACTGCGGATTTTTATTTAGAAAGCCAATTTGAGATCGCGGAATTGGCTGTTGATAATTTTATGGATTCTGATTTTCTATGGAATCTGGTTGGTACAAAAGGATTCAAATGAAAGTATCAGACAAATCCGAAATCAGTAATTTCCTAGATAGGATGCCGCTTAAGGCCCTTATTTTTGAGGGTCTAATCATGATGTTAATTTTATTCTTGTTTGGTCTATTTATTTTTACAGTGGGGCGCGAGATTTATTTTGTGTTGTGGTCGGGGATGAAAAACGCATGAAACTGACAGATAAATTCAGTGAGCGCACAACCATGATTTGGATTGCTATTTGTTTTGCGGGCGTGCTTTACATTTTATATCGGGCCGAACTCGTTATAGGGTCATGGAGCAAGTGTGGATATTGGG